TATTGTAGTATTTTTTCCAATAATCTGCTTGACCTTCTAAACTGCTAGGCATTTTTTTAGGAATTTCAAATTTCATTACTTTACGATTTGGGTTTAAAGAAGCATATTTTTTAGCTACATTTTTATCTAAGGTTGCATATACTTCACCACCCATAGACTCACTTCCAATAAATTTATTTCCTATTGGTTTTAATCCATCTTCACCTACAGCTCTATATACTGTAACTGTTTTTTTATTAGATTTTTTCGCTTGTTTAATTATTTTTTTTAGACCTGACCCTAAACCAATTAATGGAATAGATTGGGATAAAGATGTTAAAGCACCTTTCTTATCACCTTTTGTTGTATAAAGAACTGTATTTAATAAATCAGCGCCAACTCCAACGCCTGGAGTCATTCCTAATAAATCTAAACCACTATGAATATCTAACTGAGGTTTTGGCATTGTTTTAGCATCAGCTCTTTTTTTAGCAATGCTTAACATAGATTGCTCTCTATGTTCTTCAGCTGTCATACCTCCACTTAACATTTGATATAGAGAAGGCATTATCTTAAATACTTTTTAACTAGTTCAATAAAATGTTCTGGACTACCAGCACCACTTTCACTATTGTAATATTTTTTCCAATAATCTGCTTGACCTTCTAAACTACTAGGCATTTTTTTAGGAACTCTCCAATACTTTAATCTTGCATGAACTATTCCAGCTGCGATATTTTTTTCTAATATTTCAGCCCATACATTTTCATCATATGTTTGCCAGTATTTTAAATCAATTAAAGTAGCTTCTGCACATTTTTGCATTAAAGAACTTCTATGAACTAAGAAATGGGCTAGAGTATCTACAGCGGTCGCTGGCTCTACTTGCCAAAATGAACGAGCTGGCCCATCTCCCATTTGTTTAATATATTCATACCTTGATTCTACAATACCAGTTGCTAATACTAAATTAACAGCTTCAGGACTTGCGTATTTATCTCCTAATCTTGAACAAGTTTTCTCGATTAGAGATTTCATTTGACTAATGCTAATCATTATTTTTTCTTACAACTATAACTTCTACCATCCCAAGTAAAAGACTTGGCTCCACCAGAACAATTTGATTTAAAAGCTGCTCTAAAACTACCAGCTGCTTTTGATTTTTTTTCATACTTAACAAAATCTCCACCTTTGGTAGAAACTTTTTTTACAGCTCCTCTACGAACTTTAGTTCCAGCTTTAGCTCCTATTGCTTTTGCCCTAGATTTTTTAGTACTAACTAAACCAGTACCTTTAGCTTTTTTACTAGATGACATTCTTTTGCTAGCTTTCATTCTTTTTTTAGCTGCTCTTCGTTCTTTACTTTCTTTATCAAAAGGATTAATTCTTTCCATTAAAGAACGTTTTTTCTTTACTGCTTTTTTAGGAGATTTTCCTGTATTAGTAGAAGAAGGCATTCTAGATTGAATACTTCCAGAAGGCATTCCTTTGGGTTGTTTTTTCTTTTTCTTTTTTTCAGCCATTTTATTTCTCCATTGTTATTATGCTACTATCCAATTTTTCGCTTTCCTTTTTGGTTTGTACCAAGTTCTATTACGTTTATCTTTTCTCAAATCAGGCGGGAATGCATGCATTTGAGCATAATAAAGAGTCTCTATGGTATCATCATGAGCCATTCTAGGGCCAAAAGTAACAACTTCATTGATTAAATCAAACATATTTTCTCTTAAATGTACTGTTCCTGTACTAAATCTACCTGAAAGACCACTATATATACGATTAATCTTCTGTCTTCCGCCTGGTTTTTCTGGTATTACTGCTATATCAAACTTGTTTAAGCGTCTTCTTTCTGAATTTAAAGATTGAAATACACTTCTATTCATAGCTACATCTTCAACAGTACTAGATACACAATGATATTTTTCGTGCATATCCATAATATAATCTACTACACCTTTCTTACCAATGACTTCTCCAGTATCAGATTTTTGTCCTATGGTTGGTATACTTCTATGTCTTTCATATTCTAAAGCATATAAATTATTTTCTGAGTCAATCGCAATAGCCATGATAACAGAAAAATCAGACTCCTTAGTATCAATATCTGTGGCAGGGTCACAACCAACAAAGGTATTAACAGGAAATTTTTCTCCATCAATAACCAAGTAATTTTGACTTTCTTCCACATCGTACTCATACCTTCCTTCCCAATACTTAATATGTTCTCTTGTCCATAATGAATCTTCAAGGCTTTGTACCTCCATCATATATTCTTGATAAAACTTTTGTGGTCTACCAGAGTCAGAATAAAACTTCTTTTTTTCTTCTAATTTAGTAGATGGAAACCAACCTTCCCATAATGGAGAACCATTTGGTAATACAGCTTTATATGTAATTAGTTTCCAAGCAAAATCTTTTTTAGCTTTCTCAGCCCTACTATGATTAATAAGCAGATTATTAATAAAAGAGTCATGGTGTACAGGAGTACCATTAACACGCAACCTACCAGTATGAGGCTCCAAAGCGGGATAGACAACAGCAGTAACCAAATTCGCATTCTTATCTCTTGCGTCTCTTGTAATTGTATTAGCTTCATGTTCAAAGTCATCTAATATTATAAGGTCATATCTTTTATGTAATTTAGCTCCACCACGAATACCTGCTACATTTGATTTACTTATTAACTTACATCCATTATTTAACTCAATATCTTCTTCAGTCCACTTAGGGCCTTTTGTCATTCCAAAATAATATTTTATTTTTTCATTATACTCAAGATGATATTTAATATAATCCATATTACCAACAGATAATTTTTGAGTAGCAGATACCCAAGCATAAAAATGCATATCATCTTTTGGGCAAAATAGAAAGTCTTTCAATATAGACGCTTTGGTCAATACTGTTTTACCATGACCTCTGGGAAGTATTACAGCTAATTGCTTTACTTTAAGGTCATCTATATTATCTGCTACTTCATAATGAAAAGGTGGAGTTTCACTACGCATAAAGTCATCAGGTAAAAATAATTTACCAAATGCTATTAAATCTTTACTTGCTAATTGAAATACTTCTTCAGCTTCAGTTAAGTTATTTAGATTTAGGTTCGGAGCTTTTTGCATCTTCAGTTTTTTTATCTAAGAATTTTTGAAATTTTTCATCATCACCATTCATTTCTATATAATAATCTATAATTAATTCTACATTTCTTTGTGAACTAATTACTTTTGATAATACAAACTCTAAAGCTTCTACTCTTTTTATTAACTCGTTTCTTTTCATCTTCCTTTTTGTTGCTATCATTTTGTATAAAACACCATGTATTTAAAAGTTGAATCCGTTGTGCTTAATGCATACGGAATATTAATTTGTATAACTATCTTGTTCATCTAGTATTATGTTAGTTGCATCAAGATGGTCAACAAGTTGTTTCATTGTCACTATTTTCCTAACAATATAATTATCAGGATATTCTATTTCTAGTTTGGTTAAACCTTCTGAAGTCTTTTTCAAGGCTTCAATCGTTTGACCCAACGTCAATTTGTCTACTTGTATTTCCATCACTTAGTTTTTGCCTTTCTATACTTTCGAGCTGTTCAGGACTAAATCCTTGAAACACTCCAAACACTCCTACTTCTTTTTGTTTAACTGTTGTACCAGTTGTACCTATAATTTTACCAATTTCTTTAGTTGATTGCAAAATAATATTATCATCTTCACTATGGTCTGCTAATAACTTTAGTTTTCTTAATACAAACTCATGGTCTAGACCTAACGTCTTTGATACTTCTAATACACTTCTTTCAACTTCTTGCATAACTCTTTCCTGTTTTAATAACACAACTGCTTTCTTTCTAGCCTTTTCTGGATTTATTTCTTCATACGCATCCATGTAAGACTTAACCGCTCCCATACCACCTGCTACGTTCACAGAGAATATACGCTCATTTTTTGTTAAGTTCTTGCGTTCTTTTACTCTTGCATTTGTATTTTTTATTTTAGTACTAAATGTATATCTATTTGGATGTTTATTAAAGTCAGTATCCATTTTTGTTTTTTTATTATTTAAGAATGTACCTACAATAGTACGAACATATCCTTTAGCTAATTTATAATTTTTTCTATCATTAGGATGTTTTATACCACTCACCTTTAATAATTGTACAATTCTTTTATCATCACTCCACACCCAATCACCTTCATTAGCATTACGCCAATCTTCATTAGGTGTTTCATTAGGATGGTCATTGTAAAATTCACTTATATGGTCATAGACATAATGACGTTTGCCTTTTATTTTTTGATATTCCATTTATTTAGTACTTGATTCTAAATATTC